CCACTTCCAAAATAAAGATGAATACCAGTTATCGCAGTTGTTCTAATTCCGAGGTCTTGACCACCACAAAAAGTACCAGCTTGACTGCTTGCACCATCAACAGTTGTGTAATTACCTTTTACTATTGCTGGTCTGGAAGTGCTATTTACTTGTGATAAAGTACAAAAAACATTTAACCCTTCACCAGTTGCGTTACCAGCAGTTTGATAGGTAACTCTTACATGGTCAGCTGCATCGTGGTCGTAAGAATGTGTTGAACTTGAATGAACTTCTACCTCATAAAAATAATCACTACCAGTATGAGCAGAATCACTATGCAAAAATCTCATTCGTAAATACTGTGCATCAGTAGCTGGTGTTGCATCTATGAACATAAGATAATTGTCGTAAGTAGAATTAATGTATGTACTGTTTATTTCATATGAAGCGGCAGAGGTTGCACTACCTTGAAATAATTTAACCATACCAATACCACTTACTAATGTTGATGGAATCACACCATTGGTAATGACTGCACTACCAGATTCAGTTTGAATATTATCTACTTTTAATGTACCCATAAAATTTACCTACAGTATAACAACATCACCCTCGATTGTCAAGGTGTTACCAGAAGTAACTGTGATTGGCCCAACAGCCATCGCATTGACTCCTTGAGGTATTGTTAGTGTTTCGTTTAAAAATTTAGTATTTGCTCTGAATTGTGCTTGTTGTCCGAAAGATTGAGGAATGGCATTTGCATCTAGGACATCATTGTGTTGAACTTTATCACCAGCGTTAGCACCAGCACCATCTGTTCCATCAAGAATTAAATTATCACCAGCATTAGAACCTCCACCATCTGTTCCGTCAAGTATGACATTAACAGATGCACCGAGACTTACTGATGCATTAATTTTTGCAGTTGTGATGGCACCATCTGCGATACCATCAGTTGGAACTTGAAAGACAGCCATAATTTATCCTATGATATGGTTGCACCATTTACTGAAACTACATTCCAGTTTGAACCATTGTAAATTAATATTACACTTTCACCAACAGCATTAAATACAATACTTGTTGAAACATTAGTAGAATTTAAATTACCATTTGATTGTGTCATCGTTGCATTGTTACCAGCAACAGTCATAATGATTATTTTTCTTTGTCCAACAAAACGACCAGCAGAAAGAGTTAGTGATGCAGTACCACTTGCTGTGTTTAAAAGTGATACTTCAACATCATCATCTAGTGCATTAGAACCACCAGCACCAGTTATGGTTTCAGTTGATGAACCTTGAAGTGTTGATGTTTTGTTTGGTAAAGTAATTGTAACATTACCAGAATATACAGCGTGAGCTGGAGATTCGATTGCAACATAGTGTGCGTTTGAACTCTCACAATATAATCTTACTTGTGATTTTGCACCATCATTTTTAATTGATACTAAACCAGTTGATAAATCTATTCTGTCATTACCAGCAATTTTAATATTAATAGTATCATCTGAGTCAGCAGTGATAGATGTATCAGCATCTGCATCTAAAACTAACTCTTTACCATTAAGGTCAAGTTTAGTTGCAGTCATCTGAAATATATCAGCACCACCTATTTTAAAATCTATTGTATCGTCTGAGTCAGCAGTGATAGATGTATCTGCATCAACATCTAATATAAGTTCAGAACCATTTAAGTCTAAACTTGTGGCGATTACTGGTGCAGTCAAAGTAACTACTGTTGCAGTTGCACTTAGACCACTTGTTAGTGCAGAACCATTACCTAATAATGTGTACAGTTCTACAAAGTTATCGTTTACCTTGTCACCCCCAGCTCTGAGGGTATCGCCTGTCCCATCATTTGCTGAACTTCCAAGTCCGATAGATTGATATGCCATTCCTATATCTCCTATTTTCTACTTTTATTTATAATGATTAAGTTGCAGTATTATCAAAAGTTAATCCCATGTCTGATAATGTTGCATCAAACCTATATGCACTTGCATCAAAGGTTGTTGTTATGTTTGCAGTTTGTGAGAAACTAAAGTCTGCATCAAACCTTGCATAGTCTCCACCTAATGTATCATCAAATTTATATAATGTTTGTGAGAAGTCAAGTGGATTAGTTAAACCAGCAAAACCAATATCAAAGGTTGTACTAGATGAGTCAAAGGTTCTTGATTCTTCAGAGAAGTCTAAGAAGTCTTGACCTAATGTATCTATTGTAATTCCACCAGCATTATCCTCATCAAATGTTTGTCTAATATCATCAAAGGTTCTAAAGTCCATATCAAATGTTTGGAACATTCCAGTTTTGGTAATTCTTATTTCACCTCTTGGTGGTACATTAATTCTTGTTGTTAATGATGCAGTAGTAAAAGGATTAGCTGCATCACTCAATGTTACATCTGAAAATTGGTCTATTGTATAATACGCATCAATATTTTCATCATCACTTATAAATCCTTCTTTCATAAAACCATATAAATTTAAATTTTTCAAGAACGGGCCTGTAGTTGATGCACCTCTTGTTCCATCTAGATTTACAGACACAGAACTTGTTAAAGTTACTTCTCTTTTTCCAGATGGTAAAATTGTTCCACCACCATCAGTGTTTGCATCAAAACCACTTAGTGCATCTGCATTTAATGTTGTTCCGTCTGTTATAGTTCCTAATCTTCTACCAAATACTCTACTAAACAATGTTCTAAATGTAGATGCAAGTTCTGGAGTAAATGTTTCAGTATCACCAGTAAATCCAGAAACAGAACCAGCAGCTGGAGTTTGTATAACTGCACTGACCAAACTTGAAAATGTAACTTGACCGAAAACTTGGAAACCAGCAGGATGAGTAGCTTTCTTTATACTATCTCTCCAGTCTGCAATTGAGTTACCTATTTTAACAACATAAGAATAATCTTGATAATAATATGAGTCTTGTATTCTCATAGAATCTTCTGATAACTTACCAGATGCATTTTGAAAATCTGCAACACTCGTTCCTACTGCACCAGTTAAAACTGTCGCAGTTGCAGACTCACATTGTTCTACAGTTGAACTTGCAGTTGAACTCGAACCAGTTATAGTATCACCTTTTTCTGGAACATTTGTACCAGACAATTCTATAATTTGTTGAGAGGTGTCAATTGATTTTATCTGTCCAGTAAATTCATCTATGTTTTCATCTGTATTGTAAGTATCGCTAATATCTTTTACAAGAACATTTTTTCTTAATGTTATAGTATCTGATGAGGTATATTCTGAACCAAAGTTTTGCACTGCAAATTGTGTAATCGCACCAACTCCAGATGTAGATTTAGAAATGATAGCTGCATTACTACCACTTGAACTTGAAACTGTTAAAGTTGGTAATGATTTATATCCACCACCTTTTTGTAAAACTTTTATTTTTCTAATAGAACCTCTTTCACCACTTGTCAAAGTATTAGGTTCAAGTTGTATAAGAGTGTTATCTTCGTATAAAATATTATCTGTCGTACCAACTGTTTGTTCTAGTCTTAAATCTAATATTTCAAATTGTTCTTGGATTAATTTAAAACTACTATCGTTTCCTAAACCAACATCAAATGTTGTTCCAGTGGAGTCAAATGAAAATGCATCTTCTGAAAAATCAATAACATCACTTTCTAATATTATCTCTCCAGATAAATCTGTTGGTTGAGATTGTTGTCTTGCATAATCAACAGCAGATAGTTCTGATAACAAAAGACCAGAATTATCTTCTAATATGATATTATCATTATCATCAGCTTCTGTGTTTAAAGTGATATATGCATTATTATTAGTTGCATCTTCTAAATCAAAACTAACAGAGTGATGAACTACTATTTGTTCTCTCTCTTCTGTTTCTATTAAGTCTGGTGAGGTTTTATTTTCTAATGCAATCGCACCACCGATAATCTCTACCTCTGCACTTGCACCACCACCATTTGTTCCAGAGTTATTAAATACTACACTATCACCAACTACATATCCAGAACCAACATCGTCTATGACTATTTCATCTATAGAACCAGAACCAATATCTTTTACAATTAATTGTCCTTGACCATTACCACCACTAACACTTACTGTATCATTAATTTCATAATATTGTCCACCACTTGTTATTGTTGCACCAGTTAATAATTCTTGAACTGTTCCACTCATTGATACATCAGAAATACTTGATGCACCACTTACAGTTTCACCAATAGTGAATGTTCCAATTAATGAATCTAATGAAACTTGAAGTTGTGCAAACTGAGTTCCACTTTCTGTAAACTTTGTAACTTTTTCTATGAGTATAGATGCACCAGACGATTGTCCAGTAATTGTTTGATTTTCTAATTCTGTAAAATTTGAACCAGTATTCTCAATCACTCTCATAAAAGAATTTTCAGACCAAGTAGATTCTGAAACTCGTAACATATTATCTCTTGGATAAAACAATTCAGCTTCATCATCAAACAACATTCTAAAAAATAGTTTATGTCCTTTTTCAGTTCCTTTTGCAGAATATAAATCTTTAATGTTTTTAATTAATTTTCTTTTAGATAATCCATTCGCAAGAGTATTAGGGATACCTTCTAAGAATGAGTCTCTAAATTTATCTAAGAAATCAAATATTGTATTATCGACATTTGCATATTCTAAAAGTTGTTGAATGTTTTGTACTGGGTTTGCACGATACTTTGTTATCGTTGCACTAGACAATGATGTTGCACCAGTGATTGTTTCACCAGTAATAAATCTTTGGTTTGAAGTTATATAAAGTTTTTGATTATCATCAAAGTCATCTACAAGAACTTGTGCAGTTGCTTTAGAGGTTGACCCAGTAATAGTTTCACCAACTGTAAACTTTGATACTGAATCTTGTAAAACAATATTATCGCCATTTTCATCTAATACAAAATTTTCTGAAAGTGTTTCTTGTTTTAAATAATTTACTGAACCAGAAATCTCTAGTTCACCAGCTTCAAGATACTTAAAGTAATCTCTTAAAAATTTAATGAATTGTTGATGGTCTGCTCTGACAAACTCTGGAAGTAAATCACTTAGTATTGGTGATAGTTTTTTGTCAAAGATAGATTTAGACATTTAGTATCCACTTGATGAACTTGAAGAACTAATATAAGAACTCGATGTTGATGCAGATGTAACTGCACTTGATGTTGAAGTAGTTGCAGAACTTGAACTAGATGTTGTTGCATCTACTTGACCAGATATCGTAGAATTAGAAATATCTATTTCAATAATATCATTTCTCAAAGGTATAACATCATTAGATGCTGGAACAACGACAACACGAATTGTAGTTGATGCAGAGCCATCTACATTTGAGATTGAAGTGATTGTTGTACCATTAATAACAACTTTACCAGTTTCATAGTTAACTGTTCCAAAAGATGAGTTTGCAACAATCTTTGTTGTACCAGATAGATAAAAAGTTTGTAACACACCATTACCATCATCTTGTAAAAATAATTCATTTTCATTACCAGAAATTTTAAATCCAGTTGAAGACACTACGGAAGCGTGACCAGAGTGAGGATTAAATAAACCATTGTTAAAAGGTATAGTATATGAACTAACCTCATTTAAAGTTGGTGTAAATGTTTTTGACATTTGAACAGTTGTAATATTTGAAACAATAGAAGAATCAGTATCATCAATCTGTCCAACCAATTCTGAAAATCTAAATGGTGAATTAAAACTTCCTAAGTTATTTGTATTATAATTTGAAACTGTAGTATTAACAAGTGCAATTAAATCATTTAATGATTTAGTTGTTACTGTAGAATTATATTTAAAGTTTACAGTAAGTCTTACATTAATAGTTTGTGGGTCAACAACCTCTGGTCTTACAGAACTTACAACAAAACTTTTTAAATTATTTTGTAATGTTATTTTTTGTGTTGATGTTAAGTTTGCACCAGTTGTTGTCTTAACAGATACAAAAACTTTACCATAACTAGGTGGGTCATTATCTTCACCACCCCAAACAGAAACAGATTGAGTATTTGCAAAAAGTGTTGGTACAATAACTTTAAAATCATTTGTTGTTACTGCACGACCTTGACTCGCATAATCTAATGGTGCATTTAATTTAATACTTTGAATAGACTCTGGTTCTGCACCACCTACTGCACTTGTTACTGTTGCGACTGTATTATCTGATGAAGAACCTATACTTGATGGTGCAGTGAAAGTAGAAGCACCATTTGCAGCTCCTTTGTTTGTAACAATATATTGTAATATAACTATATTGTTATCTGATAAACCTTTACCAATTACACTATCACCAAAATAAACTTCAAACTGTCCGTTTTCTATTTCTTGTAAAAAATATGCATTTGTAGAATCTGTAACTTGAGTGATATCTGTTGCAAGATTGTAAGTAGTTTGTGTTGAGTCTGTTGCAGAATTTTGAACAACCACAGTAAGTGTTGTTGTATCTGCATTACTATCTGGTATAATAAATCTTTGGTCAATATTAGAATTGTCAACAACATATCTTGTTGTAATTAATGTTCCTTCAAACAAAGTAACATTATCAAAAGTTAAAACATTATCAACTCTTGATACTGTTCTATCTTCATTAACTAAAAAATTATAAGTTATATCATCAACAATAGTGGAAAATTTAGTTCCTCTTGAAAGAGTAGATGTTGTAACGCTGGTATCATTGATTGTTACATCAACTACAGCTTGTGATGCTCTTGCACTTCTTGGTGTGTATCCTAAAGTCTTTGCATGAGATACTACAGAAGACCTTAACGATGCAGTATCAATAAACATTTCATTTGCAAGTAAGTTTGCGTTCATAGAAAGGTAATGCGTATTATATGCAAGTAAGTCTAACAGTGCAGACATACCAGAACCTTCAAAGTCATAATCTGTAAATTCTGATTGGTTTCTTAAAAATGTTTTTAGATTTGTTTTAATATCATCAAAATCTAATTCTGATATATCTAATCTTTTATCCGTGGTTGCCATGTTTTACCTCTACTATGGGTTCACTTGTTATAGAATCAACATAGTCCCCCTTTTTAAAATATTTTCTTATGCTTGTTTCTTTGACTAACATATCGTCTTTGATAGAGTATGTAATATACTTTGCAACCAATACTCCATCTTTACTTCTCTCAATGTGTTCTTTCATGGGGCCGTCTTCTATCATCGTACTCTTTCTAATAATACATCAAGTGCAACTAATTCTGCTGGTGCATTTACTATAAAAAATTCAATACGAACATCATATGAATTTCTATCATAATCTGGAATTGAATCAACTCTATGTAATTCAACTCTTGGTTCATATGTTCTGATAACAGTTTCTATTTGTCTTGTTAATAAAGCTGCAGTAACTGGTGAGATGTTTTCAAAAAGAGTTGCACGAATATTAGAACCAATCTCTGGATGAAAAGGTTTTTCATAGTGATTGAGTTGAACTAAATTGCGAACACTTCTTTTGATTGCTTCAACATCTGTAAGTTTTGCAATATCATTTGTAACAAGATTTTTATTAAAATTAAGATTCAAGTCTTTATATATACGAACACTTCGTTTCTCATTCGTAATACTTGCATCGTAATTTAAACTTCCAGAGGTTGGCATATATATCTCCTATTATTATTTATAGTGAAACTATCCACCAGCAAAAGTATTTGGAGAACCTTCTGCAACTGAAGTACACGCAGTAATACCATCACCAATTCTTCCACAACCTACATTGTTTACAAATACAGTTGTAGAACCAGTTGTGATAACTTGTTGATGCGATGGACAAGGTAGGCCTGGTAATACATGAACTGTATTTTTATCACCTTGTCTGGATACACCAATGTTATTTACAAAAACATTTTCAGATGCACCAAGTCTAAATGGTGTTGAACAATGCGTAACATCTGCATCACCTTTTCTTGTAATTGCTGGCATTACTCTTCCTCTCTATCCATAAGTTCGTGAAGTTTCTTATCAAATGTTTCTATGTATTCGTGGTCTTCCTCACTATGAGGTGAGGGTGGAGGTGTGGGATTAAATTTAATTATATTTTCAAATGAACTAGGTATATCTTCCCAGTTGGTATAAGTTTCCACTCTACCATTTACTAATATGATATATTCTCCATCACCCTTGGCCACGATACTTCTTCCAACTTCTTCTTTTGTTTTTATTCATAGATGCTGTTTTTACTTTACCTCTACCAATAGATGTTCTTTTAAAAGTTTTCTCATGTACGATTACAGTTTGTTTTCTAGGTTTAGCCATTCCTATTCCTTATTTAAATCAATTCGCTTACCACGAATATCAATGTTATCATCTGCCGTGGTGTTTTGTTTTGCACCATATGATTCAGTAACATCTCCAGTGATACTTGACGATTGTGTTCCACTAACAGTTTCTGAATGATTACCTTTTACAACAACTGTTTTGTTTCCATCAACTTGTATATCCCAGTTACCCTTTATATAGGTGCGACAGTTTGAGTCGACTGTAAGATTACAATCTCCTTTAACATTTACAAATTCAGAACCAGCAACAACTTCATAATTACTACCAACAATTCTTGTAATCTTATTTCCGTCTGCATCTATCTCATAGAATGTTCCAGTTCTATGATACTCCATTATTCTTTCTGCAAAAGGTGTGTCATCATATTCTTGTATATGACCACTTTCTGTTTCTCTTACTTGATTATAAGGATATTCTGAATCTACTCTTTTCTTTTTAGTTCTATCTTCGTTTGTTTCTGTTGATATACCAGTAACATTATCTTCGTGACCTCTTGATGAGTCATCAGTTGTTTTTAATTCATTCCATGTGGTGGTAGTGTTTGCGAGTGGAATATTTTCTGTTGCAGCTGTATCTCGTGCAGAACGATTTCCATGCGTAATAATATTTCCGTCTTTATCTTTTGCACTAGGAACTGCAAGACGATTTATATCAGATTCATCTTTTCTTGCTGGATAAGAATAAGTTTCTGTATCTTCGTCATAATACCCATAGTCTTTGTTGTCGCCTGGGTCACTAAAACCTTTTGATGTATTAGAATATGCGTTTGGTTTGCCTGGGAGTGTTCCCATAACAACTGGTTCTTGTAAGTGTTGTGCATCACGAAAGAAACCAATCACCCAAGAACCTTGAACAAGAAAAGGTGTATGACCTAATCCATTCATAGAGGGAGTAGTAACGGGCATCATGACTGTTGCCCAAGGTAATGTGTTTGTAGGGATTTTAGTTTTGTCTTCGGTGTGATAACCTAAAGCTCTAACACGAACTCTACCTAATCTCTCTGGGTCGTTCCTATCTTCAACGACACCAATAAACCACATAAAACCATCTCGCCCCATGAAGTATGAATAATTTTCCATACTCTTATTTATGCGAAGTAGTCAGTAATTTCTTTAAGGTCTCTTTGCTCTTGTTTTTGAACTTTTTTCTTTTTCTTAATTAGTTTTGCCATTTCACCCCACCAGTAAGAATGGAGTTCTTTCATCGCTGGGTCAGATTGATTTTGATACTTGCGTATCATATCACCAATATCACACATGACTTTACCTAATGTTTCACTTTCTCTCATTGTATCATAAAAATTAAAGTTAGTATTGTTGCGATTACGCCTACGAAAAATCCTTTTATAAAATTGTTAGACATATTAGCCCACCAAAATTAAAACTAGAATTAGTCCAATTAGTAAATAAACTGGTAATTTATCTTTAGTCATATTATCTCCATTATAGTTTATGTTTTATTCTTTGTCAAGTATTTCCATGAAATAGGAAATGAGTCTTGACAATGAATATCTATTTGCCTTGCGACATCTTGTGTTTCTTTTTGTGCATGAGCATCTAATCGTAATCCACATACTCTTGCAAATGCAAAGAGTGTTCCACTCCATATCCAATTAGTAAACATACTCTGAGGTAATACTGCACGAGCTTGCTCTGGTGCAACATTTGAATCTAGAAGTTTGTGATATAAATTTAAACTGTTTTGCTGATGCAAAGTAATTTGTATTTGTAGTTCATTGTCTATAGTCATAGACTCACCACTACCTTGCTTACTACTTTTAGGTTTCTCTCTCCACCGAGTTAAAGAATATAACTCTGGTTCATCTGAAATATATCTACGACTTTCTTCGTTCCAAACTAATCCGACTTGGTGTTTGACTAATTGCCTTGCGACAAACACTGGTGCCTTTATGCGAAAAGAAAGAAAGGTGTGTGCAAACGGCGACCAGTGTTTATGCTCTGCGAGATACTTGATTAACTTTTCATCAGAGGTATCAAAATCATCTTTTACTTTAGCGTAAGAAACTCTAGCTGCATTAACTACAGATAAGTCGTTTCCCATTTTATCTATTAGTTCTACCTTCATCTTTATCAAACTTATATAATTGTAAATAATACCAAAAACATTTTGGATAGTTATAAGGGTTTGGTACTTCACTTGAAAAATGATTATTTAATCTTTTCCAGATTTCTTCTATACCATCACCGCTAGACATACACCTACCATAAACGCAAGAAAATATGCAAATGCTTCATTGTTAATTTTTAACCTATCAAACTTTTTGAATTGGCTGTGCATTTCGTCAAACTTTCTTTGCTCTTCGATATCTTTCTTTCTTTGCTCTGAGAATAAGAATTTTTGTCTTTTTTCCTCTTCGTCCATTGGTCTATCTCTTCTGGATACCACCCACACATATTATTCAATCCATTCTAATACATCCATACACTCACAGATATATTCTTTTGCTTGTTGTTTAGTTCTTGCTTTTAAAGTTGCAATGACATAATTATATTCAATCTTCCAATGTATCTCACGAGATGTACTTCTCATTGATACATCATCTCCGATGAGAAATTCAATCTTATATTCTTCCTCACTCGGAAACTGTATTATCTTCTGTGACTTCATTCATTGAGTCCATAATTGATTCAACAAAAGTATTTGTTGAGTTAAACGCTTTCTCTATGTCATCTTCAATCGGAAAATACCAGACTAGAAAAAACCCAATAATAATACCAATTATATATTTCATGTTTCACCTTTCCATTTTTTAAGTTTATAATCCAGCTCTTGTTTTTGACCTTTACGAAATTCTTTCATTGCTTCTTCGTTTGTATAAGGTACGCAATAACAAAAACCAATCTCTTTCGCTTGTGCATAAGACAGTTTATCAAATGTATTGATGTTGTGTCTTTGTGCAATTTTCTCAGAAGTTACTTTCCAATTCATACGCAGTCAACTCCTAAAGAATATATTAAACCAAATATTAATATAAGACATAAAATTGAATTTGTCAAGACTAAAATTTCTAGTCTATGGGGCCATACTTTAAACTCAATGAAATCACAAAATCTATACCACTTATCCATCATATGTTTTTCTTTTTCCATTCTACTTCAGAATAACACTCACCTTTTATGATTGTTGTATTGTAAGGGTCTTTGAATATATAATCCAAATCAGACTTTACAAAACTACACTCTGCAAATGTTGAAGGTACAATAAACTCATAGTTCCTTGCATCTACTCTGTTATCATTATTAAATATACTAATCGTTATAAGAACAATCCACTTCATTTCTTCTCCTTGTTCTTATTATTTATCGCATCTTCCTTATACTCGTTTAATAAGGGAACATTCAGAAATTCTTTCAGAAACAAACCGATTTTTTTAAAAATTTTTTTCAATAGTTTATCCTCAGTTGCGACTTAGACTCTTCGTCCCAGCCAACAGATACAGAGCAACTCGTTAGTATTCCGACAGACAATATGCATAAACATATTACTGTAATAATCTTCTCTCTATCCATTCTTCATTATCTCCATTATAATTCATTTTCTTATCTATGACTTGTGCAGACATACTTAAAACTGCATACACTATAGTAAACAATAATAGTATGAGTGCATATATTTTCATCTTTTCGTTATTAAATCTCATATCTTACTATACCACATTTGCATTTGTATGTCAACCACCAAACCAATTCTTTACTCTGTCAATAGGATTACGCAGTCCTCTATAGACACTTTCTATAAAAGAGATATGTCGGTCTAGTTTATCATTTAATTCTTTCATATCTTTTCGCAAAGACTTTATCTCATTGAGTATTCTTAAATATGGGTCGTTATCCATTTAACTTCTCCATTATTTTTCTTCGTTTATTTTCTGAATAGTTCATCCAATTACTAATCTGCGTAAATGTCCGTCCACAGCCAATACATCTATTCTTAACTAACTTGCATACCTTTATACAAGGGGTAGAAACTATATCACAACTATTCATCAGTTTTATGGGGGTGGGGTAAATATACTTCCACGAAACAACTACACTTAGGACAAGTTAAATTAGTAACCATTTGATAGTGGTCATCTATCTCCGTAATGTCGTGGTCACCACCCCATATCAGTTCTGTATTACAATGCCAGCAGTTCATTTTACTTCTCTTCAGTTTTTGGGGGGTATACACCTTTAAGTTCATCAACTCTTTTAATCTCGTGATGCCTTAATACTAGGTGTCTATCGTTCTCTTCATCATAACACTTAAAGTTAAAATCAGAGTCAAGGTCTTGAATATATGCATAACCACTTCTCGGATTAAGATAATCCTCGTCTGATTCTTTATACCATACAAAACACCCAACCTCAGGCATTTCAAACGATAGTCCGAACAATACATAATCTTCCTTTTTAAATAATTCAAGCTGTTCCATAATTTATCTCTCTTTCTTTTTTGTTAAACATCCACTATACTTACGATTGAGAAGACCTTTCTCTCTCATATCCTTTTGTATTCTTTCTAGGATTTCTTTTTTGCTAACCATTTGCCGTCCAACCATTTATTAGAGTTGTTATCAAACCAATCCTTTGGGTTTCCGTAAAAATCACATATCAAAATATCTCTCCGTATCTTTATTGCATTTATAGATTATATATCGCATC